AAAAGTCCATCGCGAGCTTTAGCGCATCCTGGGCTTGCGCGACGTCTTTTGTGCCTCGAGTTAGCTCAGCCAGGGCGGGACGCAGCTGATCGTCCGCGACACCTGAGGCGAGCGACAGCGTGCTAATGAACTGCTCAGCGGCCCCGATCTGTTCGTCGGTCGCGCCGGTGACATTCTGGAGGCTGAGGGCGAGCTGCGCCTGAGCGGCCTGGTCTTCGATAGCGGCCTTCGTGGCGTCGCCCAGGGCAAGCGCCAGACCACCGATCGCGGCAGCTGCCGGTAAGGCTGCCTTCTTGAGTACGAAGCCTGCTTTCGCGCCTACGCCTTCGAGCTCGTTGAACTGCTTGATCGCCTTTTCAATGCCGCGGCCGTCGAACTCGGTGACGATAGGAAGCGTTACGGCGGCCATGATTAGCCGATTCTACGATTCTTTTCGATGGCCTCGGTGGCTTCTCGCATGACGCGGTCGACCAGGTTCTGCACTTCGCGGATCACTTCGGACTGATGGTTCGAGTATGCCTTCCACAGGATGCGCGACGGACTGCCTAGCCGAGCGTTCAACGTGCGCACCATCGCCTCGCCCCGCGCCGTGGGAACGCTGCCGCGGCCAGCCATGTCGAGTATCTGGGCGGTAGGGCCGGCGAAACGCACATAGAAGGTCGCCAGATTCGTCATGAAGTCTCCGTACATTTTCGGCTTCTTACCTGAGACGCCAGCCTTTACGGTGTCCGTGGCGGCCTGATGGTACGGGAGCAGCATGAAGCCGGACTTCGATTTCCATTGACGACTCCAGCCGCTCATCGGCGGGTTGATCGGGACGCTGCCCTGGGCATCGTTGACGACCGAGCTAACGATTTGCTTGAAGTCTCGAGTGATCGCCCGGCGGGCTGACTTGTCAAGATCGTTGAGTATCTTCAGCGCGTTCTTGATGCCGAGCGCTTCAATGTCCGTCTCGACTGCCACGCCTATCTCCTCTGTTTTTTCTGGTTGCTCAGCACACTACTCACGGTGAGTAGGTCGCGACCGTCAAACGGGATTTCGGGGGGCCACCAGCCGACCGCTACTAGCACTTCTGCTAGCTGGCGTCGGTAGGTTCCCCGTCCGTAGGGTTTAGCGGTGTGACGTCCTTCGCTTGAATGTCGACGTCAGGGTGCTGCTCGAGCCATTCACGCCAGGTAGCGGCCTTCGTGTGGCCGCCGAGCTTGAGCAGATAGTGAGACCACCAGGCGAGATCCGAGATACCGATGCCGAGCCCGTCCGATACCTTGCGGTTCTCAGAGCGTTCCCATTCAGCCACGCATAAGAGGTTCGTGTTGACTTCGATCGGTGTCTCACCTGGGGCGAGCGTAATCGTCAGCTTTAGTTTCATGGTCGGGACCTCCTACGGTCAGATTACTGCGACGCTGTAGACGCCCCCGCTGAAGGTCACGTCGATCGTGGACAGCTCACCATACGAGCCGTCGATGACTGGCAAGGTCTCGAGGTATGCGCCGGTGATCGTGAACTGCGGGTTCGTTGCCGACGTCGCGGCGCTCGATGGCTTGAGAACGATGTTCGTGGTCGTGCCGACAAGGCCGGCGAGCGTCGCGTAGGTCTCTGAGCTGGCGAAGCTGTTGTAGAGGGTCAGGGTGACTTCGTTCATCTGGAGGCCGCCGACGTACTTGTGGGCGGTGTCTCCGAATGCGGTGGCCTCGAGCTGGTCGACCGAGCGGTTCAGCGTCGCGGACGTGCATTGACCCGTGAGCGCGACCGAGTTGACGGTGACGGTGGGGTTCTGGAGGTAGGTGGCCATAAGTTACTCCTGTTCGTTGTCGTCGACTTTAGGCGTCGACTTCTTGCTGGTGGTGGATTCAATGAAGCCGTGCTCGAGCAGCGCCTCCACGTTGATCCCTTCTTCGGGGATGAACTCGTCGCCGGGTGTGCCGACCTTGTCCGAAACTACGCGATACTTCGTCATGGGTTCGACTCTAGTCTGACGATGAGCTCGTAACCGGGAGCGATCGTTCCACCGATGTCGATCGAGATCGGTCGGCCATCGGTAACGGCAACCTCTTTTGCGATGACCTGGGAGGCGATGGTGAGGACCTGGTCGAGTGCGTCCTGGTTGCCTGGCCCCGAGCTGATGATCTGAACGGGGATGGTCATGGTCACGATCCGATAGTTGAATGCCTCGAAGCTCGGCGCGCCGATGAGCACACAGCCGGGGGTTATGTTGCGGGGGTCTCGCACGACCGGCAGGTTCGTGATCGTGGCGAGGGTCGTCGCGAGCTGGTCGAGCGCCGCGTTGAACATTCCCGTCCCGGGCATTAGGCGACCTGCGGGCGGTCAATGCCGAGCAGCTGTTTCACCATTGCGCTCATGCCGAGGATCTGGCCGCCACCCATCCCGTCGAACGTGGCGAAGGCGTCTCCGAGGGAGCCGCGTGCGCGGTACAGCGCGCCGGCGTACATGATCGTCCCGAGCTTTACGTCCTGGCTCGGCACCGTGGTCAACGAATCGAAGTAGCCGGCCTCGCTTCTGCGGCGAAACGCGAAGGCGCAAGCAGCACTAGAGGCCGTAGTGATTAGTGCGGTGTCGTTTGCTGAGACGACGCTGATGTTCAGCCATGCCGACACGTCGTTCGCGTTGATCCAGGTACACGTCGGCGTGTAGGTGACGGTACCGGTCGCCGCCTGGCGCTCGACGTTGCTCGCCACTTTCGCGTAGAGCACCTGGTTCTCGATCGTGATCTCAGGATCGAAGACGAGGTCGCCGTACTGGTCGACCGAAATGAACAGATAGCGCGGCAAGTCATAGACGACGTAGGTGCCGTTGAATGTGGCGTCGACTCCGGTGACGGTGATCGACTGCCCGACCTCCAGCTCCGCAGGGGTGAGGAGCTGAAGGACGGCGTAGTCGTCGACTAGCTGCTTATGTGTGACCGTGTAGGCGGCCATGTGGGCCTCCTATCGGCGCGTTATGGCAGGGTGATCTTGTAGAACTTCTGAGCGTCGATCATCAGCGTGGCGAAGTAGCCGCGGAATGCGATCGTGCGCGACAACTGCGATGGGTTGTCGATGCTGATGGCACCCTTCTGCTGCTCGAAGATCTCGAAGCCCATCGGGTTACCGACGATGCAAGTCTTCGCTGCGAAGTTCTTGTCGACGACGACCTGGAGGCCGAAGGCGACAGCGTTCGTGGTGCCGGGACTCATGTTGCCGAAGGCGTTCATCGGGCCGACCTGCGGGAACAGCGGACGATCCGCGGTGTCGCTCAACGATCCGAACTTCTGCCACACATCGGGCGAGAGGAAGATGTGCGTCGGCAAGTAGTTCGAGCCGTTCAGAATGGCAGCTGCCACGTCGTAAATGTCGGACACCCACTCGGCCGGGTCGGTCGGGTCGGTGATCGACGTCGACTGGGTCGTGCCGGTGACGAGCGCGTCGGCTGCTACGTCGTCCGTCTTCAAGGCGTACATCTTCGCCATGTCGTCGAGGAGCAAGCCGAGGACCTCGGGCTGTGACCAGTCGAGCGAGGCTTCGGACACTTCGACGTAGCCGCCGTAGATGCCCTTCGTGACCTGCTCGTCGCTGATGACGTAGGTGCCTGCGGTGATCGTGTTGTTCTCGGTCTGCGGGCCGCCGATCGTGGTGTGCGTGGTGACCTTCGGACGGATGAAGACCTTGCCGGCTGCGGGCATCGCCTTCGTTCCGATCGCGTCGACCACGGGGCGCAAGCCACGAAGACCGTCGTAGACAGGGGTGGTCCAGATCTCGGGGACGACGCCGTCCAGGTCACCGGTCACTACGTCCGGCGCTGCGGCGCGAATGTTCGCGTTGAACGCGGCCCAGTCGGACCCGCCCTTCGCGTATGCCGCCATGTATTCGGCGATCGACGGGAGCTTGAACTCGCGGCGGGCCTGCGCGTACACGGTGTGGATGGGCTGCTGCTCGATGACTGCGGGGGTCTCTTGCTCGGACATGGGGGTCTCGCTTTCTGGGTTCGTGTTCTCAGTATTACTTATTACATCGTTC